AACTCTGTTACCACCAAAGGTAACTAATGTTTGCTTGAGGTTCATGTAACCAAAACCTTTAGTACTTTTTGCGTACTGATTCACTACAGTGTTGCTTTCTTTGTTAGCAACCATTTTAACTTTACTCATAATAAAAATTTTTAAATAAAACATTGTGAAAACTACATGTTCAGCAACTTTTGCTGAACTGAATTAATTATGGTCTTGTTTGTTGAATGTAAACAAAGAGACTAATCAATCTCTTTTGTTATAGTTGTAAGCTTTATATTAGTATTTTGTAACAATTGATACAATTTTGTAACATATGTTACATTTTAGCTATAAATAATGTATTGTAGTAGTTGCAAGGTGTTTTGATTGAATGAATGGTCAGTCAAAAATGTGGGGTGATTGGATATTCTCTCCTGACACTCTCTACACCCATTCTCCTGCAACATCTCCAGTAATTTATTAAATAAAATAATAAAAGGGGCTATTCACCCCTTTTAATTACACATCTTTAATCTTTTTAAATAATTCTTCCATTGAGGATGCTGTCCTTTCTTTGTTAGTCATGTAAAATAATTCGTCATCAATTACAAATGAATCATTTATAATATCATAATTATTGAATATAACCTTTACATTAGCATAACTTTCTTTTAGTTCATATCCTTCAGGACATTGTGGAAACAATCTATGATTCTTGTGAACTCTTACAACACATGAAGTGGGAATTTCAAATATTCCTTCTTTATAGAGTTTAATTCTTTGATATAATTCCATGTCTCTAATCATTAAGATTGTTTCAAATGATGTTTCTTTAGTAATTTTCATAATATAAAATGTTTAGATTAATACTAATTAAATTATGGTAATGTTTGTTGACTATATAAAAAGGGTTTAATACCCCTTATATTCTTTATACCAGTAATACCACTCCTGAGAGATATCATTACAAGTCTCAAAATACCTTTCTATAAATAAATATTGTAGTTCAATACAATCAATTTGTAAAGGATTATCTATACCTATATTATATATAGTCTCTATAAGATAATCATAATTATCAGGATTAAGTACATTATCTTCCCAATCAATATGTCTTGGGAAATTATAATAATCCATGATCTGATCTGATTGACTGTACCAGTCTTTCTGATAGTTAAATCCTTGATCTACTACAGGAGAAGGTTGTGACCATACTGTATTTGACAGTAACATCACACAACATCCTAAAGATATTACAGATAATACTATTAAGACAATAAGATAAATTTTCTTTTTCATATTACAATGCTTTTAAATATTAAACAATCAATAATTATCACAAGTAAAAACAAGGCTGCTATTCCTAAAGAAACTATAGCAGCCTTTAATAGTAATAATTTAACTTTCATAATTAATCCCAATTAAACCATGATTCTGCCCAATCATGAGCTGCATCATCTTCAAATGTAATTTCTTCTGCCAATATTTCTTGATTGGCAATCTCATTATCTATCTCTATGGATAGATTAAGATTAGTTATAATTTCAGTCATAGTTGTAAATTTATTAGTGAACACTCTATCAATTATGGTTATGTTTGTTGAATGTATTATAATTATTAGGGCTTATACTAGTGATTATATACACATACTACTAATAACACTACTATAATAATTATTAGTAGTTGTAATTAATAATATAATACTAATAATCATAGCATATCTTCTACAAGTATTAATAACATACTCATACTATCATAATATATACTCATTAATTTATGATGATATTTGTTGTCTAATAGATAGATATGTGCTATATAAACAGTAGGGGGTAGGATGGAAAGTTTAAAGTGGGGTGGGGGTGGGAGGGGAGTACCCACACAATACACTCATACAATCAATTATCAATTTACCAAATATTATTTTTATTTATAAAGTCTGTGGGGGGGATCTTTATCAATCACACTATAAGATTAATAAGATGTATTTTCACATTTTTAAAAAATATTTTACTTTTTATTAGGTTTATATTATTTTTATTGCTATCTTTGTCTTGTAATCATTAGCTACCCTTATCACCAGAGTAATGTCTAAAGGAATGAGGAGAAGCAGGATGCAGAAGAGTAGAGTGATTGTCTTAAACAATGTCATCTTGAAATTAGGTAGTCTGTAATTACAAAAGTTGTTAATCAACAAAGTGGTGCTACTACGCAGTGTCGTTGAGGTAAATGTAGCTTTAGGGAAAAATTAACCGCCCACTGAGAAGATAAACAAAACAAGTTGATAAGGTAAGTACTCAAATTTGCCTGGGATTTTCTTTTTTCATAACTTAAATAATATAAACATAAATCAATAAACTTTTCTTTATTAAACTTGGGTAGATAATAATAATAATATTATCTGTGCCATTAGTATAAATAAAAAATCAGAAATATGAGTTATTCAAAAGTAGTAAAAGAGTATGTTAAGGTAAGAGCTGAACAGACTGAAAACAATGCTATGATTGCTAGAGAAGTAAAAGCAAAGTTTAATCCACCCCAAGCTGTAGATGATGTTAGGAGGTGGATTTCTCGATTTAGAAAAAGACTTAAAATTAAAGCTAAACAACAACCTATTAAAAGATTATTTTTTGATATAGAAACAAGTTATTATACTTGTAGATTATGGCATATAGGAAAGATGGATTATGTTTCTCCTGAGACTATAATAAGCCAAAAACAAATAATATGTATAGCTTATAAATGGCAATATGAGGAAGAGGTACATATTTTAGATTGGACTATAGGAGAAAAAGAAATGTTAAAAGCATTTGTAGAAGTACTAGCAGAAGCTTCAGAAATCATTGGACATAATTGTAATAGATTTGATTTAAAAGAGCTTAGAACTAGATGTATATATTATGGATTACCAATGTTTCCTACATATAGAACATTAGATACACTTTTAAAATCAAGAGAATATTTTAGCTTTGCTTCTAATAAACTAGATTATATTGGTAAATATCTACAAGTTGGTAAAAAATTAGATCATACTGGATTTCAATTATGGATTGATGTAGTAGAGAAAAAAGATCCAGATGCATTAAAACTTATGAAAGATTATTGTATTCAGGATGTTATCTTATTAGAAGATGTATATACTGTATTAAGTCCTTATATAACACATAATAATAACTTTGCTGTATTAACAGGTGGTGAAAAATGGGAATGTCCAGAATGTGCCTCTAATGATATTGTGTTAAGTCATACTTATGCTACAGCTATGGGTACTATAAAAAGAAATATGAAATGCAATACTTGTGGTAAACAATATAAGATAAGTAATAAGAGTTACATGAAAATGTTAGAAGAAAGTATGAAATAAATTTGGATATTTAAAATAAATGTTTTATATTTGCAGTATTAACTTTAAAAATTAAAAAATGGAATCAGAAGAAATCAAAAAAGAAGGGTCATTATCCACAGAACCAATGAATCAAAAAGCATATAAAGAACATATGCGAAATGCTATTAGTTTACTTAAATTAGATCATGAGTATGAAAAACTTAAATCAGAAATTTTACAGTATAAATTAATTAGTTATCAGTGTATTGAAGGTTTGGCAGCATATCAAAATAAAGAACAACCAAAAGAAGAAGATAACACTGTAACTGAAGAGTAATAAACAGTTGTCTGATGGTGTAAGGACTGCACATCTGTCTTTGATACAGATAGTCTAGGTTCAAATCCTAGTCAGACATCAAAATAAAGAAACCAATGGGAGTAGAAGTTAAGAAAGTAGAAAAAAAGTACAGATTATCTCTGTATGAGGCTGTAAAGTATCAATTACTTACAGAGCTTATATTCTTTCGTAAAGAGCAAGTTACATTAGGAGATATAGATTTATTAGCTCTATTAGCAATATATAACGGAATAGAACTTAATAAATTTTGTACTATTGCCACTAATTATTTTCATCCTGATGTTCCTAATCATCAATTTGCTAGTAAATCGCAGAATATAAGAAACAAATTAAACAAATTATTAAAACAAAAAATCATTACTAGAGATAATCAAAGAATCTCTTTAAACAATATAGTTATTGCTACAGATAAAACAATGTTATTAACTTATAATTTTTTAAGTATAGATGATACCAACAAAGCGTAAATATCTTGTGGATCAAACCGCTAAAGAATTGGATATATCAGCAGATGACATAGATGATATTATTTATTCTTATTACAATCATGTATTAAGATTAATCAATTCTTTAGAACATACACGAATTTATGTAAATAATGTTTGTACATTTAAATTCCGAACAATGAAATCTACAGCATATATACAACATGGTGATAAATTATTGGAAAGATGGAGATTGAGAAAGCCTACACAATATTTATTAGAAAGTATATCCGAAGTAGAAAACAGAGTAACTAAACTTAAAAAATTAATTGAAATTATGTATCAGCAATATGATACAAAAAAAATTAAAAGAAAAGAAAGATATGAGTTTATTAAAAGTATGGCAAGCCAGGAATCAGATACTGGAAGGGATATTGAATAGAATATTCACTAAAGAGCATGTTGAGGAAATTGCTTTAGAAAGAATGAGTATTTGCAAAGATTGTGAGCATTATGGTACAGAATGCTTAATGCCAGGCACATCACCATGTTGTGCAATATGCGGATGTTGTTTAGAATTAAAAACAAGATCTTTATCTTCAGATTGTCCTAATCACAAATGGGATGCTATAATGACAGAAGAAGAAGAAGATTTATTAAATGAACATTTGGGTGAGAATTAATATAGTAGTAACAGTAATTTTTAAAGTATGGCAAAGAAAAAAGGTGGTAAAAAAGGAGGAGGTTGTTAATAACCTTTAAGGGTGCAGATTACATGTGGGTAGATATACTACCCACTTTTTAAAACAAATTAATATGAGAAAATTCTATATAATAGACAAAACAAGAAAAGATCAATATGTAATGTATCCTGTTGTTGCAACAATGAAAACATATGGATGGTTACAATATAAAAATCATCCTGTATTTTATAAGAAAAAAAATAGTACAGATGGTTGGTGTAATGAAACTAATTATATAATAATGTATCCAAGAGTTACACAATTAAATGAATATTTATCGGACAATACTGGAATTTATTATGCTCAGCTTATATGCAATTATATAACAAATCATCATAATAAAAATCCATATTTTGAATATGCATTGTGGAGAAAACAAAACACTTACATTGATGATAATTGTTTAGAAAACATATTAAATAAAATTACTATAGGTATGTATAAAGAAGGCGGTTGTTATACAGAAGCAATCAAATGTTGCCGTAGTAAAGAAGAAAGAAATTTCTATGCTCTTAATAATGGTAAATATTTTACATTAACTGACATTAACAGATGGTTTATAAGAATTTTACATAAAATAGGGAATCCTTGGTTAGATTTTAAATGGTGGGTTAGAGACACTAAACAAAAATTTTATAAATTTATAATATTCCTTTTTACAAGACCTGTAGATAATAATTTTTGGAAACTTTTTGGTCTAAAGTTCTCACAATAAAATAAAAAATAATTATGACATTAAAATTTAAACCAGATAATCACCAATATACATCAGATGATAGTACTAGATGGACTAGTGTAACCACTATTATATCTGCTTATAAAGAACCATTTGACTCTCAAGCTATAGCTGAGAAATCATCTAAAAATAAAAAGAGTAAATGGTACGGTATAGATCCTAAAGAAATACAAGCTATATGGAAAGCAGAAGCCGATAGATCAACTACTCTTGGGACTTATTATCATAATCAAAGAGAAAAAGATTTATTATGCTGTAATACATTAACTAAATATGGGTGTGAATTACCTGTTATAGCTTCTTTAGAAGATTCTGAAGGATGTAAAATAGCACCAGAACAAAAATTAACTAATGGTATATACCCTGAACATTTTGTTTATTTAACTTCAGCAGGTTGGTGTGGTCAAGCAGATTTAATAGAAGTTGTAAATGGTGTAGTAAACGTATCTGATTATAAAACTTCAAAAAAGATAGATAGAGAATCATTTAAAAATTGGGAGGGAATTTCTAAAAAAATGTTACCACCTTTACAACATTTGGATGATTGCCACTTTAATCATTATGCTTTACAATTATCAATTTACATGTATATGATATTGAGACATAATCCTAATTTAAAACCAGGTAAACTATTAATACATCATGTGAAATTTGAAGAAGCTGAAGAAAAAGATAAATATGGATTTCCAATTATACTATTAAACAATGGTGAACCAATTGTAAAAGAAATAGAATATATAGAACTACCTTATTTAAAACAAGAAGTACAAACCTTATTAAAACAAAAAGTATGGTAAAATTATTTGAAATAGAAAATGGAGCAATTATACCTACAGAACATTGTGATACTTTAGATACTTTAAAGAAAATCAAAACTACTTATAAAGATTATATGCAAGTATATCTTTATATTTTCTATATGACTTGTCCTAATCCAGATCAAAATCCTTTCTTTGATGTTAGAGATACTGATAAAGAAGAATTAATATTAAGCCAACTAGGAGATATTCAGTTTAGTCCTGAAGATAATGAAGTAATTGCAGGTATAAATCTTTTAACAGAACTTTATAGTACGCCTACATTAAGAGCATATCAAGCTATTAAAGGTGCTATGGATAGACTAGCAGAATACATGATGACTGTAAAAATAACTGATGGTAGAGATGGTAACATTACTGCTCTAGTGAATGCTGCTGCTAAATTTGAGCAAATAAGGCAATCTTATAAAGGCTCTTATAAAGAATTAATGGAAGAACAAAAAAGTATAGTTAGAGGTGGACAACATGTAGCATATGATCAAAAAATGATGTAATATGAAAGCAGACTATGAATTTGAAGAAAAATTATTTTTACAGTTCAATACTGAAGAAATAGATTTATTAGATAGTGCCATAACAAAATTAAAAAATAATACTTCTAAAATTGGATTTAGAAAAGGAGTAATAAATAAAGAAGAATTACATGTATTTGATTTAATACAAGGAGTAATTAAAGAATTAAGACAAGAAGAACAAGAGGAAGAATAATATGACTAAAGTATATAGATTTGATACTGTGATTTATCCATTTAATATTTATGTAATTATAAATAAAACTCCAGATGTTATTTGTGATTACTTTAAAGAATATAGTGGAGATAATATTGTATTTTCTAACAATGATGGTTCTAATAGAATGGATACTTTTACAATGAAAATTATATCTAAAGAAGATTCTGAATATGGAGCATTATTATTTTTTAGAGATAAAAAAAGCATGACACCAGGTTTAATATCACACGAAGCTTCACATGCTACTAAATTCTTATTTGAACATATAGGAGCTGATATGAGCGAACATGAGCCTTTTGAGTATGTACTAGAATTCATAGTTAATAACTGTTATAAAATAAAAACAAATAGATTTTAAAAATAAATAATATGAAAGCAATAAAAAAACCAATAGAAATTGATTTTTATGAAATCAAAACATTATCTTCTTATGATATAGGAGAAATGAGCAAATGGATTAGAATAATGGGAGAAAATCCTGAAGAAGTATTAGATATTAAATTAAATGTGAATTCTAATACATATACTGTTAAAGTTAATACATTAGAAGGCACTAGTTATGATTTGACTACTGAAGATATGTTAATGCGAGGTATCAAGGGAGAATATTATCCTTGTAAAAAAGAAATATTTTATGAAACTTATAATATAATTTTAAATTAAAGAAATCATGGGAGAACAAGAAGTTAAAAAAATGCCTTATTTTGAGTATATAGTAACAGAATTATCAAATAATTCAACAGCTAGTTTAGAACTACTTTATTCTATTAAAGATAAACTAAACAAAATTAAACCAATGGGTGAAACAAAATCAACATTAACAGACAATGATCCAAATCCAGTAAATTGTGTTGCTGATTATTTTGTTGATGAACGTGATAGACAAGAAAAGATTAGAACGATATTAATAGAAATTAATAGTTATTTGAATGAATTAGTATAATAATAAAAAAAAGAAATTATGAATGAAAATTTAAATTTTGGTCAAGCTTTAGAAGCTTTAAAGCAAGGCAAACGAGTTTCAAGAGCTGGTTGGAATGGCAAAGGTATGTTTATCTTTATGCGACCAGCGGATGAATTACACATTGAAATGGTAGTTGATAAAGTCAAATCGTTACCACAGAGTGTGAAAGACTATTATGCTCAGGATATTACTAATTCTGATGGAGAAAGAATTGCAACTTATCCTGATGATAATGTGAAATTTACAGCATACATCTGCATGAAAGCTGCTGACGGAACAATCATTAATGGTTGGTTAGCATCTCAAACAGATATGCTTTCAGAAGATTGGATTATTTTAAATTAATTATTAATACTTAAAACTATGGAAGATTTTAAAACAAGACTCATCAATGAACAATTAGCATTAGAAGAAAAAATAAGTAAACTTGATAGTTTCCTAATGTCAGAAAAAGTAAATGAGGTTGATGACGTTCAAAAAGCACTTTTACATGTACAAGTAACAGCAATGAATACTTATTGGCAATGCTTAAATGAACGAATAGAAAGATTATAAAATGTATAAATCAGTACCTTTATACAATGTAAAATTAGAGATGTGGGAGAGGAAGGACTTTCCCACACAATCTTCTTATGTAGATTGGTTATGGTCTTTATGGAAAGAACCAGGACAATATGATTTTGATGATACAGTACATTTATTTAATGAACAAGCTAAAATTTTTGATAAAAGAGGTATATTTTGTCAACATCCTTCTAATAGTAAAGATTTTGTAACATATTGGGAAGATCAAAAAGATAAATGTAAAAATGGAGTTATATATCAAAATGGTAGTAAAGAATGGTTTATACCAAGAGAATATTACATGTTATTGAATTTTTTAAAAATCTACAATAAAGAAAAGAAAAATTTTACATTTATAGATGTACGTGATGCTCAATATCATATGGCTTTATATGAAGAGCTCGCAGAACATTCTGGTAAACATGTAGCTGTTCTAAAGAAACGTCAGATGTTATCTTCATATTATCATGCTGCTAAACTTATAAATAGATTTTGGTTTGATAGTGGTGCTATATGTAAATTAGCAGCATCATTAGGTACTTATGTTAAAGATACATGGAGATTTATAGATGAATATAGAAACTTCTTAAATCAACATACAGCTTGGTATAGACCTTGTAATCCAGATAAAGCATTAGATTGGCAACAAAAAATTGAGATTACTCAAAATGGCAAAAAGATTGATGTTGGTTTAAAGTCAGTAATGAAAGGTCTTATATTAGATAAAGACCCTAGTGGGTCCGTAGGAGGTCCTTGTCATAGAAAAGGTACTAAAATTTTAATGGCTTCAGGTAAATTTAAAAATGTAGAAGATATAAAAATTGGAGAATTTATATTAGGTATAGACAACAAACCTAAAAAAGTCATAAGAAATTTTTCTGGTACTGATATGATTTATGAAGTAAATCAAGTAAGAGGAGAATCTTATTATACAACAGGAGATCATAAATTATATTTGATTAATAGAGATGTGAATGTAGCTCCTGAAAATAAATTAAGAATTACAAAAACTAAAGATTGGAATGACTTAACACCTTATCGTAAAAAAGTATATGTGGGTGTTAAAAATAAAAAACCATTAGTATTTCATAATCATTATGAAGAAGTTACATTAGATCCGTATTTCTTAGGACTATGGTTAGGAGATGGATTTAGAGAAAAACCTGGAGCAATAGTAAATAAAACAAAAGATCCTGAATTACTAGAATATTTAGAGCAGTTGTCAGAAACTATTAATACCAAATTAAATGTAAAAAGAAAAGAAGAATTTAGGTATAATGATGAAATGTATAAAGCTAGTTTCATAATAAGTGAAAATGGTAATGATAGTTATATGACTCAACAATTTATTAAATATAATTTGTTTTACAATAAACATATACCTGATGAATATTTATATGGAAGTATAGAAACAAGATTGGCAGTATTAGCTGGGTACATAGATACAGATGGTTATTATGATCCAGATAAAGGACATTTTGAAATATCCTGTAAAAATGATAATTTATTTGAACAAGTTGTATTTTTATGTAGAAGTCTAGGTGCTTATGTAACTACTTACAGATCTTCTTCTAAAGAACATGTTGTAAATAATAGAGTTATTAAATATACAGAGACCAATAGAGCTAGTATAAGATTTATAAATTCTGCCATTATACCTACTAAAATAAAAAGAAAACAAGGTAATAGTCAAAGAGAACGTAATATCCATACTTCTCCTATCCGCAATATAAAAGAAATAGGAATAGAGTCTTATTATGGTATAGAAGTAGAAGATAATCTTTATTATTTACATGATTTAACCATTACCCATAATTGCTCTATCTTCTTCTATGATGAGGCTGGTATTGCTCCTAAAATGAACCAAACATTAGAGTTTTTATTACCTGCTTTAAAATCTGGTATGAGTTATACTGGTATGTATATAGCAGCAGGTTCTGTAGGTGATTTAAAAGATTGTGAACCATTAGAAGAACTTATAAGAAGACCTAATAGTAAAGATATATTAGCAGTAAGAACTAATTTAATTGATGATAAAGGTACTATAGGAGAATGTGGATTATTTATTCCTGAACAATGGTCTATGTTACCTTATGTAGATGAATATGGTAATTCTCTTGTAGAAGAAGCTGTAGCAGCTATATTAGAAGAAAGAGAAAGATGGAAGAAAGAATTAACTCCAGCAGATTATCAATTAAGAATATCACAAAAGCCTTTAAATATTGATGAGGCTTTTGCTGCTAGAGAAGAATCACCATTTCCTTTACATCTTATATCTCAGCAAATAGAAAAAATAAAAAACAATACTTATTATTTAGAACATGTAGAATTAGATAGAGATATAGAAGGTAAAGTAATCATAACTCCTTCTAGGAAATTACCAATAACAGAATTTCCTGTTAGAATGAATGCTGAAAATAAAGAAGGTGTAATAGTAATGCATGAGAGACCTGTTGAAGGTGCTAAATTTGGAACTTACTATGCTTCTTTAGACCCTGTATCATCTGGTAAAGCAGAATGGGTAGATAATAAATTAATTACCCCAACTGGTTATAAAAGAATAGGAGATATTAATATAGGAGATAAAGTTATGAATCCTGATGGTAAACCTACTAAAGTTGTCGGTGTATATCCACAAGGTAAAATAAAATTATATAGAATATCATTTACAGATAATACTGATATACTTGTGTCAGAAGATCACTTGTGGGCAGTTAATTCTAATGATGGTGATAAAACAACTCCTCATGTATTTTCTACAAAACAATTATTAGATAAAAATTGTATTTTTGAATTTAATGGTATAGGTAGAAATAAAGATAAAGTTTATAAAGTTAAAACTTATTATAAAAATCAAAATAATCAAAATAAATGGCAAATTCCTTTAACTAAACCACTAATATTTAAAAACAAGACTACATTGCCAGTAGATCCTTATTTTTTAGGAGCTATGTTAGGAGATGGTAGTATGATAGATAGAAGTATTAGCTTTAGTACTGGTGATACTGAAATGTTAGAATATATGTCAGAAAAATTACCATCTGATATTACAATTAAAAAAAGTGCAAAATATGATTATCGAATTTCGACAAATAAATCCAGAAATACTATAACACAAGAATTAAGAAAATTAGGATTAATGGGTCATAATTGTTATAATAAATTTATACCTGTTTTATATTTAAGAGCCTCTATAAAAGATAGATTAAATTTGCTTAGAGGATTAATGGATACAGATGGCTGGATTGATAAAAATAAAAATGGTTGTTATTTTGGATCAACATTTATTCAATTAGCTAATAATGTAGCAGAATTAGTAAGATCATTAGGAGGAACGGCATCTATAACAATTAAAAAAAGAATTAAAAATACACAATATGCCACCTTTTATAATGTTAGAATAAATTTACCACAAGGAATGAATCCTTTTAGATTAAAAAGAAAGGCTGATAATTATAAAATAATAAGAAGAGTATCTAAATATATTAAAGATATTAAATTTGAAAGAATAGATGATGCTATATGCATAGAAGTAGAAAATCAAAATAATTTATATTTAACAGAAAATTATATAGTTACACATAATACTACTACATCTAATTCATTAGCTTCTGTTTATATTTATAAAAATGCTACAGAAGTTACTATTGTCAAAGATGATGGTAAAATAGAACATAGATTGGAAAAAGGAAAATTAGTTTGTTGGTGGACAGGTAGATTTGATGATTTAAAAATGACACATCAAAGAATAGAAATGATGTTAGAATTATATAATGCTTGGTGTGTTATAGAAAATAACGTATCACAGTTTATTCAATATATGCAAGAAAGAAACAAACAAAGATATTTAGTACCAAAAGATCAATTAATCTTTTTAAAAGATATTAAGGCTAATACTAATGTATATCAAGAATATGGTTGGCGAAATGTTAATAGAATATTTAAAGATACATTACTTCCTTATGGTATAGGATTTTTAACAGAACCGTTGGATATAGAAACTAAAGTAGATGGTGAAATAACTAAAACTTATTACGGTATAGAAAGAATACCTGACATAATGCTTTTAAAAGAAATGCAAGCTTATAAAGATTCTTCTGGTAATTATGACCGTTTAATTGCTTATTGTGCTTTGACAGCTTTTATAGCAGTGCAAATTGCCAATAAAGGTAATAATAAAGAGAGAAGATATGAGACAAAAAATTTGGATAAATCAAAAAATAATAGTAACTTAGTAATAAGCCCCTTTAAATCTATAGGAAATAAAGGAAGCAATTTAAGTCAAAAAGGAATACAACGTAGTGCATTTAAAAAATTAAGATGATATGGTCAAAATATTAAACAGTCTGCAAATCAAAGCTGGAGCAAAGATAGATAGAACTAGAATGGGTGTTTTAACTCAACCTATTCAATTTCTTTTAACCAAAGATAAAGATGATGATTGGAGAGAGTGGAACATGGACTGGTTAGAAAGAAAAGGACTAGAACAAATCAATATTAAATATAAAAGACTTTTAAAGAATTATCGTCTTGCTAATGGTATTATAGATAGATCTGATTATATTGTAGAAGAGAATAATGAAACAGCAGACCTTATTGACATGCTTACAGAAGAAGATACTTCAGCATTAGAACTTAAATTCTATCCTATTATTCCTAATGTTATAAATGTACTTACAGGAGAATTTGCTAAAAGAAATGATAAAATACTTTATAGAGCAGTAGATGATAGATCTTACAATGAACTTATAGAAGAAAAAAGAAAAACTATTGAAGATGTTTTAATGCAATATGGACAATCTAAAGTTGAACAGCAAATTGCACAACTTGGATTAGATTTGGAAACAGAGGAAGGTACTCAACAAGCACAACAAATGATGTCTCCAGATGTAATTAAAAAATTACCTGAAATAGAATCATTCTTTAAAAAAGATTATAGGTCTATGGTAGAACAATGGGCTACACATCAACATAATGTAGATGAAGAAAAATATTATCTTAGAGAATTAGAAAATATTGCTTTTAGAGATATGTTAATAACAGATTCTGAATTTTGGCATTTCAAAATGAATGAAGATGATTATGATATAGAATTATGGAATCCTGTTCTTACATTCTATTACAAAGCTCCAGAAACAAGATATATATCTGATGGTAGTTTTGTAGGTAGATTTGATATTATGCCTATAGCAGACGTTATAGATAAATTTGGATATAAAATGACTGAAGAACAAATTGAATCTTTAGAAGAATTATATCCAATTCAAAATATGCAATACATAATTCCTGGTTTAGGTAATGATGGTGCTTTTTACGATGCTACTAAATCACATGAATGGAATACTGAAGGACCTTCTTTAGGAATGAGACAATATACTTCTTTTCATGATACTTTTTCTGATATAGATTTAATAGAAGATATATTAAGTCAAAATGAAGATTATTCTATTATTAACCCAAATACAAAAGTAAGAGTAACAACAGCTTATTGGAAATCTCAAAGATTAATAGGGCATGTAACTAAAGTAGATGAAATAGGATTTGTTACAGATTTGATTGTAGATGAGACTTATAAAATAACAGATAAACCTATATATGATACTTCTGTAATGAGAGGTAAATCTAAAAAGAATTTAGTATTTGGTGAACACATAGAATGGATATGGATTAATCAAGTATGGGGTGGTGTTAAGATTGGTCCTAATAAACCATCGCAACACTTTGATGAAAAAGCGTCTGGATTTACTCCTATCTATTTAAATGTAGAACCTTTAAAATATCAATTTAAAGGTAATAATACTTTATATGGTTGTAAATTACCAGTTGAAGGATCTATATTTTCAGAAAGAAACAGCAAGAGTACTTCTTTAGTAGATAAAATGAAACCTTATCAAATTGGTTATAACTTAGTTAATAATCAAATATCTGATATGTTAATAGATGAACTTGGTACAGTAATCTTATTAGATCAAAACTTCTTACCACAAAATTCTATGGATGAAGATTGGGGTAGAAATAATTTAGGTAAGGCTTATGTAGCAATGAAGAATTTTCAGATATTACCGTTAGATTCTACACTAGCTAATACAGAAGGTACTGTAGCTATGCAACATGCTCAGGTATTAAATTTAGAACAAACTAATAGATTGATGAGTAGAATACAATTAGCTAACTTCTTCAAACAACAATGTTTTGAATCTATAGGACTATCTCCTCAAAGAATGGCTAATATAACATCGCAAGAAACAGCTACAGGAGTAGAACAAGCTATTAATATGAGTTATGCTCAAACAGAAATGTATTTTGTAAATCACGCGGAACATTTAATGCCTAAGATACATCAAATGAGAACTGATTTAGCACAATACTATCATTCTAACAACCCTAGTATTAGATTACAATATATGACTTCTATGGAAGAAAGAGTGAACTTTATGATTAATGGTGATGATTTATTATCAAGAGAACTTAATGTTTATATAACAACTAAAATTAATCAGAGAATGTTATTAGAACAAATAAGACAACTTGCAATAAATAATAATACAACTAATGCAACCATTTATGATTTAGGTAACATTTTAAAATCAGATTCTATTGCTGAAGTTGATTCTGTACTTAAAACTATAGAAGAAAAAACTAATGCTAGAGTTCAACAAGAACAACAAGCAGCTAAAGAGTTACAACAAATGGAGCAACAAGCAGAAGAAAGAAAGTTCATGTTAGAAGCAGAACAAGAAGCTACTCAGAATGCATTAGATAGAGAAACAAATATTAAAATTGCAGAGATACGTGCAGCAGGATATGGATCTATGGTTGATATAAATAAAAATGAACAAAGTGATTTTATAGATGCTATGGAATATCTTGATAAAAAAGAAGCAGTACAAGCTAAAATGGACTTAGAAAGAAATAAAAATGAAAGAACTACAATGATAGAAAATAAAAAATTAGCAATGAAAGAAAAAGAATTACAAGTAAAAGAAAATATTGCTAATAAACAATTACAAATTGCCAAAGAAAATAAAAATAAATATGATACTAAAAAGACAAAATAGTATTAGCTATGTATTAGGTCATAGTTATTTTTTAAACTTAAAATATGTAAATGTTTAAGATTTATTTTATATCTTTACATTAGAAACAGTAACCAAAAAAGATAAAAAGTATGGAAGACGAAAATGTAATATTAGACAACATTGATGATTTTCTCCCAATGCCAGGAGCAGAATCAATAGTAACTTCGCCTAATGTATTAACTACAGAAGAAGAAGAAACAATTGATATTGATGAAGATTTTAAAGATGAATTAGAAGATGTAATTCCTTCACTTAATCCTGAAGAAGAGGAAGAAGTAGAAGATAAAACTAAAACATCTACAAAAGGAAAAATCAAAAACAACGCTGATATTTTTAAAACTTTAATTGATAAAGATTTACTTATACCTTTTGATGATGACAAACCTTTAGAAGAATACACAGAAAAAGATTGGGAAGATTTGATTAAAAGTAATTTTGAAGAAAAGGAAAAAGAATTAACTGAAAAAACCCAAAAAGAATTTTTTGAAGCTTTGCCTAAAGAATTACAAATGGCAACCAAATATGTATTAGATGGTGGCAATGATTTACAAGGAATGTTCAGAGCATTGGCTCAAACAGAACAAGTAAAACAATTAGATGTAGATGTTCCAGAACATCATGAACATATTGTAAGAGCTTATCTATATGCTAAAAATTTTGGTACACAAGAACAAATAGAAGAGCAAATAGAAGAATGGGCAGAACTAAAAATGCTTGGTAAAAAAGCAACGCAATTTAAACCTGTTATTGATGAAATGCAAGAAGAGATTGTACAGCAACAAGTAAAGAAACAAGAAGATCATAAAAAAGCTATGATTGCTAAAAGAGAGTCTTATATTAATAATATAGCAGATACTTTAAAAGCAGGTGAATTAGGCGGAGTTAAAATAGATAATAAACGTCAGAAAATGTTATTTGAAGAAATGACAACCACTAAGTATCAAAGTATGACTGGAAGACCTACTAATTTACTTGGTAAGTTATTAGAAGATTATCAATTTGGTGATAAACCTAGATATGATTTAATAGCAGAAGCTGTATGGCTTTTAGCAGAACCAGATGCTTATAAAGAATCTATAAGACAAGTTGCTAAAAATGAAACAGCAGATGAAATTACTAGAAAGTTAAAAACAGAACAAGATAGTAAAGGTAATACAAGTGTTGCTCCAGAAATTAAAACAGAGAAAAGAAAAATTAAAAGACAAAGTAGAAATATATTTGATAAATAATAGTATTAACAATTAAATTTAATAAAAATGAGTGTAGTATTAAACAACGGTATTTATGTAAGGGAAACCAATGTAAAAGTTGGTGGACACCTTGATTCTTACCACCTTAATAACATGCTTAAAGGAACATCAGCTCATGATTTGGGTATTGTTGACCTTTGGGTAATGGCACAAAAGGTAGAAATGCCTTTGTACCAGATGTCTAATTTTGGTGGAAAAAACATCATCGAAGTAGATGATCCAAATGGAGCTTATAAGTGGAAGACTCCAGTAGTATCTGATTTGCCTTATATCACAGAAGATGTAGAACCAACTCATTCTAATCTTGGTATTGATGGTACAACCTTTAAAATTAAAGTAAACAAACGTTCATTTGGACATGGTGATATTATCACTTATGACAAATATAATGGATTGGAAATGTATATCACAGATGATGATATTCTTCCTTCTGCAGATGGTTATGTTTACACAGTTCAATTAGTAAATAATGACAATCTTGCTGTAATGGACAAGAGTTATCTTAAACCTGGTACAAAGATCTTCAGAATTAGTTCTGTAAGAGGTGAGTATGGTGAGAAATTCTCTGACATTGGTGAAGTTGAAAGTGGATACCGTGAGTACTACAACTTTGTAGGACAAGCAGAAGCTCATTCACATTTTACAGTTTCTAGTAGAGCTGATTTGATTTTAAAGAAAGGTATGACTGATGAAGGTCTTTTAGTAGTTAATGAATTGTGGAGAAACTTTGATAAGACTTTAGATCCTTCTATTACTTCTCTTGATGATATGGTTAAAAAAATGGGTAAAGACTATGTGAAGAAAGCAGTAGAAAAAGGAACTCTTACCAGATCATTTATTACTAAATTAGAAGCAGCTAACCTTACCAAAATTGCAAATGATATTGAAAGATATTTGATGTGGGGTAAAGGTGGTAGAGTAAAACAAGATGGTCCAGATGATATTAGATTATCAGTAGGTCTTTGGAAACAATTAGATAATTCTTATAAAAAGATTTATAACAAAGCTGGATTTAGCCTTGATATGTTCCAAACTGAATTGCATAACTTCTATAATGGTAAAGTAGAATTTAAAGGTCCAGATCCAAAACGTGACATTATAGTTCAAACTGGTTTAGCTGGTATGAGACTTGTTAATGAAGCAATTAAACGTGAAGCTTTGGGTACAGGATTAACTGTAAATCTTGATAAATCAGGTATGAATGGTATTAGTGGTAGCAATGCAATGGATATGCATTATGGTTTTGCTTTCACAAGTTATACTATTCCTTTCTTAGCAAATGTTAAATTTGTTTTAAATCCTGCTTTTGATAATGTTCATACTTCTGATATTGAAAACCCAATCATTGATGGTTTCCCATTGTCATCTTATAACTTTATAATTTTTGATATTACTCAAAATACAAATGACAATATTTTCTTATTGAAGAAAAAATACGACAGTCAATTGAGATGGTGGTATCAGAATGGTACTATGGACTATTTGGGTAGAGAGAGTGGATTTGCTAGTTCAGGTAACTTCAATGGATATAAAGTGTATATGACACAAGCAATGCCTTCTATTTGGGTCAAAGATCCAACCAAAGTTTTAAAATTAGTTATGAGGAATCCTGTAACTGGATCGAGTTTTTAACTAACTATTTGATAATCAATACGTTACCTTGTCAATATGGTGTGTTGGGCAGCAATGTCCAACCACCTTTTTTAAAAAAAGAATAAGAACCAAAAAGAAAAGAAATATATGGAAACAATGATTGAAAAACATAACACATTAAAAAGAAGTAGTTCTATATCTATAAAACCTTATGCAGATCCTTCTGTATCAAATATGGGATTAGAAAGATATAATATGGCTTTATTTGAAGGTGTAATACAAGAGGAATCTATTGTATATTTAGATCCAACAGGGAGTGGTAAAAGACGTTATATTACAGGACTTAATGAATTTGCCCCTGAAGTACAAATGCTTCCTATTGATGAAAAAGAAGCTAAAATAAAAGACATTAGAGAATGTGTTGCTATTATAGAAAGATATTTTGGTAACTCAATAGATGTTACAGATAAAGATTTTTGGAATAAAGTACAAACAGCTAGACCAGATAATTATGATTTTTGGGAAAAAATTACTATTAGATTATCCAACGATCCAATATTTTTATCTCCTAAA